TATTCCAGGGGCACCAGAGAAAATAAGAATGATGACCCCTTTTGGATTAATGGAGACTGATATAGAAATAAAGGAAAAGAGAGCAAAATTAGAAGGGTTAGAAATGGAAGAGTTGGTAAGAAACCAGGAAAAGGACATAGCAATTTATTATATTGGAAAGGATAAATATGAATCAAAAGGATTAAAGGAGTTTCCTTGTAAGCCAAGTTCAAAAAGAAATCTTGGAAATAGAGTTTATATCATAGGCAATCCACACTTGGGAGGAACAAATATAAGGGAAACAACGATAAGTGACCTTGATGGTATGGATTTAGATAATGAGATTGTTAAAGTTACAAAATATGGATTTGGAATAGCTAAACAACTTATTCCTGGAGACTCTGGAACCCCTACAGTGAACGAAGATTATAAATTAATTGGAATAAATAATATTGGTGTAATTGGGGGCGTTGGATATGCAGTTAAAATTGAGGAGTTTTTAAAAGAACTTAAAGATGTCCAAAAAAATAGAAGAAAGATTAATTGAAATTGAAAAATTTGGGGATATATTTAAACAATTAAATAAAAAGGATAGGATTAAATTGTTTCAACATATATACAACCCAGAACACTTATATTGTAGAATGAGAGATTTAAACATAAAAAAAGAACAAGCAAAAGAAATAATGAAAATTTATGAGAAAGAAGTTTATGATTTAATTAAAAAAAATTTGAGAGGGAAGTATGCCTAAAATTCCAACATTTCAGCCAAAGATACCAGAATACGAACCAACAAAATATGATATAGTTGGAAAAGCAAGAATGTTTATTGAAGCATTAGACGAATCAATGTCAAATGTAGGAGTTTATAAACAGCTTGGAGTCAATCCATATAAGACCTACCTTTTAAGTTCGCCACCAGGCATGGGGAAAACTTATTCAATTAATGCTTTAAACAACACAAAAAATAGGGAAGTTATGGAAAAAATCTATTCAATTCTTAATCAAATAAATGAAACACCAAGAAATCAATCAAAACCAGAAATAAAACCAACTGATTTTAAACTTTTAACTTATGAATATGATATAGGTAAATATGGAACCGCCTATATAAATATGGGCAGTAGGACAGTGCAGGCATTTTTTGATGTAGCATTTAAAACAAATGCAATGTATAGAGTCCCAATTTTAATAAGCGTGGATGAGTGTGATAGTTTATTTTATTCGAGAAAACTAGGAGTAAATGCCTCAGCAGAAGACAGAAAAGTTCTAAACACACTTATGAAAAACATTCAGGTAGCACATGATAAGGATGATATATATGTGGTTTTAATGACCAATTTAATTGAACACATAGACGAAGCAAGCATAAGAGCGGGAAGAATAGACAAAAGAATAGTTTTTAATCTACCAAATTTTGAAGAGAGGAAATTCGCTTATGAGAGAGCAATAAGAAAATTTAATTCAAAGGCACAATATAAAGTAATACGAGAATACAATTTAGAAAACCTTGCGGAGATTTCAAAAGGTTTTAATTATGCTGATATTTTTCAGACAGTAGAAAATGCTTTAAGATACAAAGCAAAGCAATTGATAAGAGACAAAACACCTGGAATAAAAAGATTAGGATATATAAAAGGCAATACTTTAGAAAAGATAGTTTTAAATCACAAAATGATGTTTAAAAGCAAAAAAGTTAAAAAGATTGGATTCACTTAATTTTTATGAGAACTACTGAGGAAGTCTTAAATGGGATGCTAATGTTAGAATTTTTACATAAGTGTAAAGACTTTAAATTCTTTTATGAGGAATTACTTGGAATAAAAACTTATGGTGGATTGAAACCATATATGCTCGAGTGGTTTAATCTAATTCAGGAAAATGATAGGGTTATGATTCAGGCTCCAGCTAATTTCGCAAAAACCACTGTATTCGAGGCGATAGCACTTTATTTTGTTTGGCATAATCCCAATAAAAAAGTTATGATAGTTGCTAATACAGGGGATAAAGCAAAAGAAATTGTTTTAGATATAAATAGGATGATTAATGAGAATGAGATAATAAATACACTTAGACCAAAAGATTACAGAGAAACTTGGAATAAGCAGGAACTACATACAACAAATGAGTGTAAGATTTTCTGTAAACCATATACTCCAAATATGAGAGGGGTTAGGTCTGATTTTACATTAGTTGATGAGGCAGACGCAGATGCTTATAATGATACCTCTATTTTTTATGAACACTTACTTAGTCGTTTAAATCCTGGGGCAAAGATTGCATTAATTTCAACACCGAATTCTACCACAGGACTTATGAGTCATATTAGAGATACAGACACAAAAGAAAAAAGATGGGTGTTTAAAAAATATCCAGCAATTGTTAATATGAAAGTTAAAGGGGATTATTCTACAGGAGAATCTATTTGGGAGGAAAGATGGTCCTTACAAAAATTACTTGAACTTAAAAGAGATGAAAAAGATGCCTTTGAAAAGATAAGAATGTGTGATGAAAAAGCAGAAATGAGTGATTCTCTTTTCAAAACAAAATACATCATAGATTGCTATGATAATCGTTTTAAGTTTGAACAAAAGTCAAGTGGGGGGTTAGTTATAATTGGTTGTGATTTTGCTTATTCAGCACATGAGTCTGCAGACGATACAGTTTTTGTGGTGGTTGAAAAGCTTAGAGGAGTCTACATTATTAGAAATATAAAAATTCTTCCAAAAGGGTCAGATTTAAGAACAAAGGTTGAGGAGATTAAAGAACTTTTTGAACAATATAAGTTTAGATTAGATAAAGAGGGAAATTATCTCGAGCCAATAATTGTTTGTGATGGAAGTAATATCGGTAGTGATGTTGTTGATGAATTATATACTCAAGGGTATGCAGTAGTTTCTGAACCATTCTCTGCACCTAGGAGAAAAGACATGTATAAAGTTTTACAGAATATCATAGAGAATAAAAAACTTGTAATCCCAAGAGACCCTGAAAGATCAGAAGTTATTGAATTAACTAATCTCTTAAAGGAACAATTACTTGGATTTTATGAAAAGAAATCACAACAGGGTGGTTATCATGGAACAGTTTTAGTTTCAAGCGCTTCACACGATGATGTTGCTGCTGCATTAGCACTTGCGATTAGTGAGGGTGTTAAACAAATTGAGGATGATATAAGGATTGTGGAAGATAATAAAAAAGATGAAATTCCTTTTGATATAGAAAAAACATTTGAATGGAATTGGAAAAAGTTGTAACAAAACATTTATATACTTGTTAAACTTATATATTTATATGAAAAAACTCAAAAAATTTGTAAAAAAACTAGAAAAATATAAAAAAAACCTCGTTTCCGATGATAAGGGGTATTTAAAAGAATTGGTAAGGAAAGAGAGAAAGATTAAGAAAAATATTTCTGTTGAAGACTTAGCAAGAAAGTTATATTTTCCTGAAAAAGATGTAAAAATGGTTTTAGATGAAATTAATCAGGAAGAATTAAAAAAAATTGAAAAAAAACCAAAAAAAATCAAAAAAAATCCACTTTTTTTCAAAAAAATTAAAGAAAAATTAAGCAAATTAATTGATGAGGATGATAGAAAAGAATTATTTAGACTTTTTGTAGAAGTAACTTTTTATGGAATTTTATTGAATTTTTCCTTATTTGTAATCTTTGGAATTAAATTTAACTATTACTCTTTCTTTGGTTGGGGAATTGCATTTTGGTTTATGAAGAGAGAGATAATAGATATGGTTCGTGGGCTTTGGATGAAGTAAAATGGGATATATAACACAATTAATAGGAGAGAGGAGAGTAGAAAGTGTTAAGTTAGATACTAGTAAAGACAATATAGGAGAACAACTTTCTGTAGAAGATTCTATAAAGGAATACAAACCACTTTATCCTTTTTCTGATTTAGAAATGTGTTATCGTTCAGATGCCTTAACTTTTGGTGGGATAAACAGCACAGTAAGAATGATTATGTCTGGTGGATTTAAAAGATTTGTTCATGAGAAAAAATATGTAGTGAGAGCGTTTGAAAGATTTTTTGAGAGAATTGGAGAAATAGGGGGAGATTTGACTTTTGAAGAATTACTCAATTTTATATTCAAAGACCAATTAATCTATGGAAATGCTTTTGTAGAAAAAATATTTAATGATAGAGATACAAGAATAGTAGACTTGACTATGATTGACCCAAAGAGAGTTGATTATGCAAGAAAATCTGATGGTAGTATTATTCTTGATGATTATGGAAAACCAATTGGTTATATGTTGAAATTACAAAATTATTCACCATATTCTAGTGGAGATGAAGTTCCTAAGAAATATAAAGGATTAATTAATGACGATGGAAAAAGTATTTTTATACTAGCAAAAAGAGTAGCACACTTTAAATTAGACCCTATCGGAGATAAATTCTGGGGAATTGGTAGAATTGAACCAGCATATAAGTCTGGAATTTATAAAAAGAATATGGAGAAAGCAAATGCTAATTCTATTTATCAAAATGGATTTGGGGCTACTATTGCTTATGCTGGAAATGAAAGAAAAGCCTCAACACCACAAGAGAGAAAAGAGATAACTAAAATAATTTCCAAATTAGATTATCAAAAAAGAATAACTTTACCACATTGGGTTAGATTAGAAACATTAAAGCAAAACGAACCAGTTACTATCAAGGATGCTATACATAATATGAAAATAGACCAGATTTCAGCATTAAGTATTCCTGATGCTGCTGCTTCTGGACAAGGGCAAACAGCAAACAAACAAACATTATCAGAGCAGATGGATTTCTGGGAGTTAACTTTAAAAGATATAGTCAAACAAACAATGGCTTATTTTAAAAAATACATATTAAAGCCAATAAACGAATATAATCAGTATGGTGGTGTTCCAGATGTAGAATGGGGGGATATGAATAAGGATGATGATAAGATAAGAATGGATAAAATAATTAGATTATTAACCTCAAAAAGTTCGAATATAACTCTTGATTTTGCTATGGATTTGCAAGAGGATTTAAGAGAAAATATGGGTATAAAAGTCTCTAATAAAAAACCTCCAGAGATTAAAGTGGAGAAAACCCAAAAGCCAGATATTGGGACTAAAAAAGAAAATGGTTAAGATATTTAAGTTCACTCCTGTTTTTAACTTAATAAGTCCAATTGTTTTTAGAAATCATAGAGAAATAATTGACCTTTCTAATTATGAAGTTCTTGAAAGAGATATTGTTGGGGTATCAGTAGAGCATGCAAAATCTATCGCATATAGGGAGTTTTTAAAAACAGATTGCACACATTTTTTTAATGTAGATGCTGATATATTTTTTTTATATGATGGAGTCAGCCCAATTGATTTATTGGTTGAGCAGGACGAGGCTATTGTTGCTGGAATTTATGTTTACAAAAGAAAACCATGTTTACCAACTCACAGACCACTAGATTTACAAGAAATTTACGAAAGATATGGAAAATTTCCTAAGGATTATAAATTTGTTATTCCAAATCAATTACATGAGATAATGTTTGGTGCTGGGGGGTGTATGTTGATTAAAAGAGAGGTTATAGAAAAACTAATATCTAAATATCAAGTGCCAAATTTACCTATGATTTATAAGGGAGAATATTTATCTGAGGATTTTGCATTTTGTAAAAGAGCGAGGGATGAAGGATATAAAATATATGCCTTACCGATGATAAAATTAGCACATATTGGAAATTATTACTATACACTAAAAGACTACCAAATATAAATACTTAGATATATAAATAGAAAGATTTATATACTAGTGTGATTTATATATATTATGAATGAATTAGTAAAAGTCACATTTGAAGAACCAAGTGTAGCAAAACTTTCAGATTCTAGGATTAAAGTAATTAAGGATAGAACTCTTTTAGCTCCAGGATTTTGGAATGGGAGACATTATACAAAAGAGGAAATAATCAAAGCATTTCATAATACGAATTGGAGTGATAAAGATGTTATTAGTTTAGTTGCAGACCATAGAGATGATGATTCTAAAGGGAGACCTCTGACTATTAGGGATTGGCTTGGGTTTGTTTCAAATCCTTATGTTACAGAGGATGGTTATGTAAAAGGAGATTTAAATATTTGTGATTCAGACTTAGCACTTAGACTTATAGAGGGGAAAGCTCCATTTGGAATAAGCCCGTTTGTTCAAGGGAGATATGATAAATTAGAAAATGCTCAAAAAGATTTTGTTTTTAAAAATTTTGCAGTGGTTGTAGAACCTGCTTGTAAAGAGTGCTATATTAATGAATATCTTAGTGACGACCAATTAAATGAAAAATTAGAAGATATTAGTGCTTTTGAAAGAATTAGGAAAAGGATGGGTATGTCTGTGAGTGAGTTTTATGCAGCCCCAAGAGACCCGCCAAGCTCAAGTAAATTACCAATATTTGATAAGGCACATGTAAGAAATGCGATGGCTCGTTTTACCCAAACAGATTTTAAATCTAAAGAGGAGAGGGAAAAAGCAAAGAGAAAAATTATTGCTAAAGCAAAACAATTTGGAATAGAAATAAAAGAATTTAGTAAATTAGAATCACAGTCCTTTGAGGATAAGATTGATAGTTTAGTGAAAGGAGGTAAGAAGCTAATGACAGAAGAAGTTGTTGAAAAAACTGTCGAACAAGTTGAGGCGGCTAAGGAACCTGAAGCTACCGAAAAATCTGAGGAAACTTCCGAATCTTCTGAATCTGAAGAAGTTGAAGAAGAAACTGAAGATAAATTGGTGGAACAAATTGCTAGCCTAACTGAAAAACTTATGAATAAGCGTAAATTGACTCCAGAGATGGCTAAAATGCAGAAACTCGAGAAGGAAGTATCATCTTTAAAAAGAATGATTGCTAAACTTCAAGAGGAAAAAGACAACTCTCAGGTTGAATCTAAGGAAGAACCTAAAGA